CGGACGTATTCCGGAGTGATCGACCGGCGGTTGGGGAGACCTGACTGGGCTACACAGATCAATTGTCTCGTGCGATGTCGTATTTCAGCGGATTGGTGTTTCGGCACCGTGATGTTTCGATGTTGTATGAGACTGATTACCATTTCAACGTGAGCGATGTGGAGGATTGGATGTGGGAAAGGGCTGCGTCTCGTGCCGGCTACTGGACCATAACGATCCCCCTACGAACTGGCAGGAAACCATTGTCTGGGTGTTTGACGGGTCTCTTGCCACGTGATCAAGAAGAGGTAATCTACAGGAAGGTAAACTTCTCTCAGAAGGAGTTTGCCCTCCTGGACAAGGTGGTGACGAACCAGGTGTACGCAGAATCAAAAGCCAAAATTCACCGAGCTGTAGTTTATCAACGTTCACTGCAGCTTTGGGAGACCGGAGGCGATGATGATGTCGCGATGCGCACTTTAGGGGCGTGGGCGATATCATATTACAAGTGCCAGGCTAACAACTTCTACGCGAGGAATGTTGGTTGCCTTGGCTTTCTGCGAGGTCCTGAGCGTAAGTTTCGAGCGCGTTTGACCAAGACAGGACAGCCTGAACCCACCGAAGTATCGTCATCAGAAGAAAAGGATGACGACGCGCATGACAAGAGTCCAAAGAACAAGCTGGGCTATCAAAAGGCAGGTGCATCGTATGTCAACGAGCACGAGGGTGGCGGAAACGATGATCAGGATTCCGAGATTAGAGCCACCGTTGAGGGACGCATAGTACGCAAGGATTGCGGCATTGGCGTCGTCGGACAGACGACCAACGACACGGGACGCAAGCAGATTTGTGGTGTGCTTTCACAACCCATTTCTGTTGAGCCTAACGTGTACGCTCAAGAGCTTGCCAATGCCATTAAGGCAATAGAAGAAAGGATAAACAAGAAGCAGAGACCTTACGCGGGGAACACTGCTGATGAGTTGAAGATCACTAGAATGGTCAACCAATCCATCCATGGCAAATGCAACGCACCTTTCTCAACGAAGAAGGTGCTAGATCTGATTCACACGTTGGTCTACGAGGAGATCAAGTCCAAGAAGTGGACCGACTCACGTGTGACAGAGGCAATTGAGGGGTTGTGCCGAGAAATTGATCCGAAATTTAAGTTGAAAGCTGCAGTAAAGCTTGAGCCTATGCCCGAGGAGAAGGCGCCGCGGTTGTTGATTGCTGATGAAGACAGGGGCCAAGTGATGGCACTCATGACAATTTACTGCATGGAGACACTCATCAAGAAGCATTTCCCTGAAAAGGGCATAAAAGGCCTACCAAAGAAGGAGGCCATTAAGCGCGTGATGAAGGCGTGCAGAGTGCCCAG